CCCAAGATCACTACTCTATGTGACATTTAGTGACCTAATTAACCCTCTATTTATTACACTTTTCAAACCCTTTGTATAACACTAATATACATTTAATTTACCTTTTTTCCACACTAATTAATACTTTTTCCACAACCTATGTGTATTTTCTGTGGAAAAGTAGTATATTTCTCTGTTACATAGTAGTGTAATATCTCATCATATATGTTATCATAATCACTGTAATCTGTCAACTTGTTTATAACCTCGCTACCTCTATTCTGGGAGTAATTGTTTGTATTAATCATATCTAATTTACCTCACTATTGTTATTACTTTCACCCTCTAATGGTAGGAAAAACTTATAACTTACTGTGGTAATATCATCTCCTATTCTTTCCCATTTAACTGGAC